TTTAATTCTAACATTTTTTTAAATTGGAGTGAATAGAAAAACGTAAAAAAAAGATAAAAAAAAAGGCGGAAAAAATCCGCCCTTTATTAATTGCAAAAAAATTAATTTAAATTTGTTAAAATATACTCACCGCTTTTTATTTTTGCCCTTGTTGAATCTATCCCCTCGTTTAAAAAATCACGCCTATATTTTGCTGTGGTATTTGAGTAATTCCATGTTTTCTCATCAAGGTATATTTTACCGTTTGATTTTAACGATGATTGAGTCATAACTTTGGAAAAAACTATTACCGTCATCATCATAAATTATAAATTGATTAGTTACTAAATTTCCTTTGTTACTTGTCATGTTTTTAACTTGCATTTTAAAATCTCCCGTAAAAAAATAAAATAAAATTAAACTAGCTAATAAAAATTATTACATGATGTTTAAACGCTGTCAATAATTATTTTACGCTTTGCAAATTACGGACGAAACAATAACCATTAAAAATTCTTTCATTAAAACTAAAATTGATATTTTTATTTTTTAAAGCCTCTACAAAAACATAAGCATCACAATCCTCTTCTAAAAAATAATTATCTTCATCTTGATAAGAGTAAGATGAAATTTTATTTAAAATGTTTAAACTATTAAAAAAATTTTTATCAACTTTAATCCAACCGTGTCCAGCATCATGAATAAAATTAAAAACTTTCATTTTAAAATCTCCAAAAAAAATAAAATAAAAAATAAAAAAATTAGCGGTCAATAAAAAAATATCAACCGCTAAAAAAAAATTAACCTACTTGCATTGGTTCGTTACAACACGCACAATATGGTACTCCATAATTTTCAATTGCTGTGCGTGAAGCCCTTGCAATAAAACCGTTATCGCAAAATAATTTTATCATGCGTGTGCTTTGCTTTTTACGCTCTGATAAATTAAGGCTTGAATGTGGATATTTTCCAATTTCATCTATCCATGTTTGAATAGTAGCCTTTAAGTCATCACTCACAACCGTTGCTGTCATTTTGCCAGTCAACCCAACGGCTGTAGCAATTTTTTTAAACTCTTTGCCATGTGCCTTAACTGTATCTCCAAACATGTGCCTTTGAATCGCATGAGTCAATTCATGAATCAAAATACCAACGGCTTCAATGCTGTCATCAATAGAAGGCTCAATCATCATCTCATGAAAACCGTTTTTAGATAACACAGGGTTATAATGCACACCAACCGTTTTATTTTTACTACCTCTTACACCTTTGATAAAACTACATGATACTTTTAACTTGTCTCTTATCTCTGATAACATAAAACCGTTTTTATCAAACAAAGGCACAGCCTTATCTATCATTGTATTTAAATACGTCTCCCTATTCATAATATAATCTCCATGTAAAATTAAACTTACAATTACATTATAGGCATATCGTTTAAACGCTGTCAAGCGTTTTTTACGAAATATTTATTATCAATAGTTTTTATTTCATTCATAAGTAATTTTTTTCTAATCAATCTATAAGCGTTCCTGTTATCATCATCGTAAGCCATTCGCTTTATTTTGCTATCTAATAAACCAAATAATAAATGATATTCATTCAATGTAAAAAAATCGGTTTCCATAAAAAATCTCCCAAAAAAAATTAATGATATTTATTTAAAAAATAAATTGCAATGCACCAAAAAATTATCCATAAAAATAAAAACATAAAATCTCCCTATAAATATTTATAAAATTCAGCCCATTTGTCTTGTAATGCACTGACATTGATAATTTTATCTAATTCTTTCTCTATATCATGTATTCTCGTTTCAGGACTGCATGAATACTCATTCCACATAACATAACTATATTTATCTGTATCTAAATTATCAAAATCAATATATGGTTCAAATTTTGACTGATAACCCTTTACTTTTTTGTCTCTAATAACAGGTATAATATAATCTTTATCAATAGCCATAACAGAACATTCACCTATATCCCACTCTTGATACATTTTTTTAATTCGTGCTTCTGTTATTTTGTTTGTTTGCTCAATGTAAATATTATCATCACTAGCAACCATAACATCGTAACCATGTTTAAACAGCAATTGACATAATTCATACATTAAACTTTTCATAATAATCTCCCATACTAAAAAAATTAAGCATTACCAACCCACGCTACTGAAACTATATTTTTTCTAGACCTCCACTCATTTCCGTCAATCCATTTTCTTATTGCTTTAAAATCGTTTTCTGCTTTTATGTAAGTTTTCTGCAAACGATAATTGTTAGTTTGATTACAATATTTAATTACATAAATTCTCATATTAATCTCCCAAATGAAAGTCACAATTTCAGTATGACATTGTAAATTTATCTTGTCAAGTATTTTTTATATATATATTGGGTATTGGGTGTTGGGTATTGGGTAGCATACCGTTCGCATTGCATTGGCATTGCGTTCGCATAGCGTTCGCATTGCGTTCGCATAAATAAACTTTATACGAGCGTTTAAAAAATAACGGTTAAATACCCGTTTTTATTCGTTTTTGAAATATTGGTTGACAGAAAAAAAAATTGTGCTAATAATATGAAACAGCAACAAAAAAATTGTTTTATTAAATAAAATTGTTTAAACAGGGAGAAAAAAATGGACTTACGAAATCCAAAAAATAGACAAACAATAATTAAATCATTTGCGAGTGAGTTTAGTAAAATTGCCAAGAAAAAAAATAATCGCATATCATTAATTGATATTTGGGATACTGAAGCTGTCATTGAGAAAAAATTTGGGTTGACTATGAAGCAATCAGGAAAAATGTCGTATCAAGTATTAAATATGTATGCAAAAAGGGAGGAAATAGCATGAATAAAACAAAAATAACAGAGTTAGCAAAACAAATCATTTCTTTTTCACATGAAAATTGTGATATGTGGGAAGAAAATCATGCAACAGATAAAGAAGCTCTTGATAATTCACATGAAAGTTTTTGGATTGAGTTTTTAGAAGATGGTGAAGAAGAAAATCTTTTTACTGAAGCTGAATTTTATAATGCTTTTAATATTGCTTATGATATTGTCAATAAAGGGGAGGCAACATGAATAAAAACATAGCTATTACATGGGGGATTCAAGACGTAAAAAAATTAGAGCCTACATTAACTAATAAACAAGCATGGCAGGTTCTACGACTTGCTGAACGTAACCATGACTGTAATGTTGGTATTAATTGGGATGTTCTTGAATATTGGATAGGGGAGGTAAAATAGCCATGATTGTTGAGTTTATTCTAATCGTGAGCAATGTAACAGCCTTTGGTAATCATGAGACTATCGAAGGCTCTTTTAGTACCTGTGCTGAAGCCGCAACATTCTACGAGACTTTCTATCGTGGTAAAGATAAGTACGATGGTTATAGATGTATACGGGAAGATTTAATTAATAAAGGAAAATTTGATGGGTAAAAATTATAATCAATACATAATAGACGAGCAACACAAAGGTAAGTATAAAACTACTGAAATAATAATAAATCCTATTACACAGAAAGAATTAACTCTGACATGGGACTATCATGGCAGATACCCTACGGAACAAGAACGAGAAGCTACTAGGCAATACGCAATCAATTTACAAAAACAAGAAAGAGAGAAAGCAAATGAAGGGAACGAATGAATATTTTGGAGACGAAAATGAACTTCAAGAGGAGCGAGAAGAACAAAAATTAAAGTATGAAGATGGTCTATACGACTATTTCAAAAATTATGATAAAACTGATTAGAAAGTTATGTTGACAATTTAAATAACTGTGATTATAATGGTTATTCAATTTTTTGAGGAAATTATATGAAAATATCAGATGTTTTAGCAATGCACAGTAATTCACAGAGTGAACTAGCAAGAGCCTTAAATGTATCAAGACAGGCAGTTAATATTTGGGTTAAGAAGGGGGAGTTGCCTTTAATAAGACAAGTATGGTTATTGGCTGAAAAAAATGATATAGAGGGGATTAAAAATGTACTACGCAAGCGGGTATCTAGTATTTGATTTTATGAATGAACCAATCCGTTGGTTTAGTACATATGAGGAAGCTAAGTATTTTACTAGCAATCGTCATGAGTGCAAGATTAAAAAGCAAACTATAGATTTTAATAAAGAAAAACCATGTTTATTTTAGGGAGAGTATTATGCAGTATTATAATCATCATATCGGTGATTTTAAAAGAGACACAAGTTTCTTATGCCATAAAAAACGCTCTATCTACCTTGAGTTAATTTGGCTTTATTATGACACAGAACAGCCTTTACCCTTAGATATTTCATTGTTAGCACGTAAGTGTGTATGTGATGAAATAGAAGTCTCAGACATCTTATCATTATTTTTTGTAGAAGAAGATGATGGGTATCATCACAAGCGTATAGACGAAGAGTTACAAAAAGTTTATGAGCGAAGTGAGAAAGCAAAGCAAAGTGCGTTTAAACGCTGGGAAAGTAAACCAATAACTGTGCGACAGAAAAAAGTTATAGACTCAACACAGTTTGATAGGTTTTGGCATATTTACCCTGCTGTAAGACGTAACGCAAGAGACAAATGTTTAAAAACATGGGCTGTTAAAAAATGTGATGACAAAATTGAAGAAATAATAAAGCATTTAAAAGAAATGATAGAAAGTGAGCAATGGAGAAATCCGCAATTCATTCCGTTAGCTACGACTTACATTACTCAAGAACGATGGACAATGATAGACGACAGCCATTCTAAATGGCAATTAGGGGGAATATAGTGAGTGCAATGAGTGTGGGAGATGTTATGAAAAGACTTACTATTACCAAGTCTGATGTAGACGAATGGACAGGTGAGCACGTCACAGACTTTAAAATAAAAACTACCTTAGAATATGCTGACGATTTGCTAAAGTATTATAATGGCGAATTTAATCAGGGGCTTAGTTTAGGGTGGAGTAAGACAGATGACTATTTTAGGGTAAGAATGGGTGAGCTTACGATTGTGCAAGGGGTATCAGGTAGCGGCAAAACAATGTGGTTATCACAGGTGACTATGTATTTATTAGGCACTAAAAAGGTAATGATAGCCTCGCTTGAAATGCGACCTGTACTTACCTTGCATAGATTTGTAACACAGACAGCAAAAACGTGTGAGCCCACAGAAAGTTATATGCATGAAATTCTAGACAGGGCAAATGAAAAGTTATTTATTTATGACCAAGAGGGAACGACCACATCATATGATATGGAAGCAGTTGTATCTTATGGAAAACACGTACTAGGTATTGACGTTTTTGTTATAGACAGTTTGATGAAGATGTCTGATATTAATGAAGATAATTATGATAAGCAAAAGAACTTTGTAGACAGGTTAGCTGTAATGGCGAGAGATTTAGGTGTGCACATTTTCTTAGTCTGCCATACAAAAAAGTTATCAGAGGATTTTGATGTTCCTGAAGCGAATCATATTTTGGGCTCTTCACACATCCGTAATTTATCAGATAATGTTGTTGCTATATGGCGTAACAAGCATAAAGAAAGACGTATGGCAAACAATGAGTTGACTGATGAGGAGATGCGTATTATTCCTGATGCTAAACTTTGTATTCAGAAACAAAGAAATTATATTGGGGAGAATAGTGAAGCAATAATTAATTTTTGGTATGACAAAAAGTCATTACGATATAAGGAAAGACCATGACAACAATGAATGATTTTGTGAAAAGTATTAAAGAAGTTTTTGGTAAAGAAATAGCGTATAGAGTAAAAGCAAAAGATGGCAGAATTTTTAAATCGAACAATTGGGATTCTGCTGTAAAGCGTTTAAACATTAAAAGACGTGATAAGTAAAACAAATTAGACAAATGTTTTAATTAGGGTTAATATTAGATTGTCATATATTTTTAGGAGATTATTATGAGTGCATTAAATGACAAAATAGATTATATTATTTTTGAATTAACAAAAATAACAAATGATTTAGATAATTTAAACAAAGAATTAGATAAACAAGATAAGATTGTAAAGGCTAGAGAAGTAGCTGACTTACAATTTTATAACAAAAATAGATTACTTAATAATGGGGAGAATTATGAGTAAATATAATGAATTACGCAAGATTGATGTATCGCAACACATAGAATCAAAAAACGGGTTTAATTATTTAAGTTGGGCACACGCAGTAGATGTTTTGCTGCAACATGACCCATCAGCGACATGGGAGTATCGTGAACCTGTTAATTACAACGACACCTTTATGGTGTTTTGTAGTGTAACGGCTTTCGGTAAGACAATGACAGCTCATTTACCTGTATTGAACTTTCGCAATCAAGCGATAAAATCTCCCGACTCAATGCAGATAAATACAGCTATGCAACGCTGTCTTGCCAAAGCCATTGCTCTTCAAGGTATTGGTTTATATGTTTATCAGAACGAAGATATACCATTAGGCTCTCCTTTAGAGCTTATAGAAAAAACACATGCAGAGCAAGGTATTACTGGAGCAAGAGCTTTGTATAACCGTATGTCTGTGGAAGATAGAAAAGAGTGTGAAGAATTTATTAGAAAACTTAGGGAGAATAATGATGGAACAGAGAAGTGATGAGTGGTTTCAAGCAAGACTAGGCAAAGTAACAGCAAGTCGTTTAAACGATGTTATTGCAACAATTAAAAGTGGAGGTGAGTCTGCAAGTCGAAGAGGTTACAGAACGCAATTAGTAACTGAAAGACTTACGGGCTTACCTACTAAAACATTTGTAAATGATGCAATGCAACATGGAATAGATACGGAAGATGAAGCTAGAAACTTTTACATCTTTCAAAGAGATTTAGTAGAGGAGTGTGGTTTTTATACACATCCTACTATTGAAATGTCAGGTGCAAGTCCTGACGGGCTTACAGGTGGGGAAGACGGTTTAATTGAAGTCAAATGCAGATTACCGCATAACCATACTGAAACGCTTATAAGCCAACAAGTGCCCAGCCAATACATTAACCAAATGCAATGGCAGTTGGCTTGTACAGGCAGGAAATGGGTTGATTATGTAAGTTATTGTCCTGTGTTCCCAGAACATTTAAAAATGTTTGTAAAAAGGGTTGACAGAGATGACAATATCATTAATATGTTAGAAACTGAAGTCAAGAAGTTTTTGGTAGAAGTAGATGACACAGTAAAATTTTTAAATAAAGGAGTGCAGTAACATGGCTAAGAAATTATATAATATGGCTGTAAAGTCTGGAGTTTACACCAATGCAAGTGGCGAGTCTAAAAACAGGTACGTCAATATTGGTGTGGTTATGGCAACAGACGATGGTGGGGCTTTTGCTTTACTGGAGCCACATATTAATTTAGCAGGGTTTAATCGTGGAGACAATGATAATGTTATGGTTTCCTTGTTTAAACCTGATAATGAAACTAACAATAAATCTAAACCGTCTAATGATATAGATAAGATGGAAGATGATATACCTTTTTAGGAGAAATTATGTTTAGTAAACAAGCACAAGCAAAATTAAAAGCCGCTGCTAGTGGTTCTGAAAATGGTGACTCTTGGGATTTATTGTCGCCACAGGAACAGAAAAAGTATATTAAAGCAGGAGATAAGGTTTTGTTAGAGTTAGTACAAACAGAGCCTGATGCTTTTTCACATGAAGGGTGGTTAGAGCTTATGAAGAAGTTGAAGAAAGCAAAGAAAAAAGGGGAACGATAAGTTCC